ACCGCCTGATAGATTTAATGAGTACGCGGGCTTGGCTCAATCGTCTATATTTGAAGACTTGTTTTATCAATTCACAAGTTGGCTAAACAAACAAAATAGGCGATTAACAAATTCAGGATATGCCGATTTACCAAAAAACATTGCAGAACAAATCGATGTTTTTTCAATGTACACGGACGACACAAATTTCACGTATAACAACACAGATGATGTTTGGGAATTTTCGGGCGATGATTTTTATAGAGCAATAAATCTTTTCGCTACATTCTCAAACGGTAAAGTGATTGACATAGACCCAATAAAAAAAGGTGAGTTAAATAAATTAAAATCTCAAGGGTTAGTTAGTCAAACATTTCCTGTGTATGAAAAAATAGGCGATAATTACCGAGTTCACCCTACGATAACATCGCCAAACAAAGTAGAAATGGCGTACATAAGAACGCCTAAACCGCCTAAATGGACTTATGAAGTTGTACAAGGAAACCCAATGTACAACCCAAGTGCTGCTGATTTTCAAGATTGTGAATTACATGAATCTCAACTTGTACCTATGGTTACAAAAATATTAGCTTATTCAGGAGTTTCATTACGTGAGGCAGAAATAACTGGGTATGCTTCAAATGAAGAAATAAAAGAAATACAAAAAAAATCTTAATAAATGTCTAGTCAAAATCCGCAAGTATATTACGAAAACGAAGAAAATCATGGTAACTATGTTTATGTTACCCTTGAAAGCATTGTAAATACATTTTTATTAGCGCAAACAGGAGATAGAACTGTTATTGGTAACGTGCCAAGACATTTAGTTTTACATTGGGCGAAAAGAGGTATTCAAGAATTTACTTTTGATGCTTTAAAAGAGGTGAAGCAAGTTGAGCTTTCGTTAGGAGAAACATTAGATGTTATATTACCACCTGATTACGTTAACTATGTTAGAATATCATACGTTAATGAGAAAACAGGGGAATTAATGCCTTTAAGTAGAAATTCTAAAATAGCGATGGCCGCGTCTTATTTACAAGACAACAACGCTGAAATTTTATTTGATGATGCAGGAGATATTTTAAAAGGAACTACACTTCATCAAGCATTAATTGACAGACCTACACAGAATAGTATTACTGTTTTACCTTGCGACACTTCTTGTAGCGGATGTTCTTACTATGGTAGCGGATGCCCAAATCCACAAATGTTCAGAGCAGACCCAACTAGAAATGCAAACGGTTATTTTCAAATAGACACTAGACAAGGTAAAATACATTTTAGTTCTGATAATTCAAATAGAACAATAATGTTAGAGTATATTTCTGATGGTCTTGAATATAGTTCCGATAGCGACATTCGAGTGAACAAACTTGCGCTAACGGCATTACAAGACTACATTAGTTGGAATATACTAAATAACGACTTAAACGTACAAGAGTATATTGTCCAAAGGGCTAAAAAGAAATATGAAGCGAGTTACCGTTCCGCTAAAATTAGATTAATGAATTTAAAAGCCAATGAAGTGATGTTCGCTTTAAGAGGTAGAAATAAATATATCAGATAATCATGCCTATTTTTAAAAATAATTTCACAGAAGCAATTGTTCAAAAAGATTTAGACGAAAGATTAGTTTCGCCTAAACAATTAGTGGATTCTGAAAACATTTCTTGTTTAACTAATGAAGGTGGGCAAAAAGGCGTTTTAAAGCCAGCTTTAGGAAATCTTAAAAAAACAGATTACGCTACGCTATATGGAATTGTAAATGCAAAAACAATAGGTAGAGGTAGTAATTTATCAGATAATTTAATTTACAATTTTGTATGCGGAAATAATTATGATGCTATAATTGAATACAATCCAAATACAAATCAATCTGCTATTGTCGCAAAAGCCACAACTGGCGGTGCGTTAAATTTTTCAAAAAACAAAAGAATAACAGGTGTAGATATTTTTATAAATTCAACTGGCGAGGGAAATCTTTTATCTTTTAGCGGTGATGATAACCCTCCTAGAATTTTAAACATAAAAACATTTAAAGAATTAAGTCTTGTAACACCTATTGATGGTTTTACTTCTGATGAAATATCTTTAATAAAAGTACCGCCAAAATACCCTATTTCTTTATTGGGCAAAACATCTACTGAAAACTCAAATAGTAATTACATAAACGATAAGTTTATTTCTTTTGGGTATATGTATAAATACAAAGACGGATTTTATTCTGCTATATCTCCGTGGTCAAAATATTTTTTTGAACCTAGTCAGTTTGATTTAGACTTTGATACTTTTGAAAATTTCGGTATGTTAAATCAAAAAAATGCAGTTGATTTAACTTTTAATACAGGAAAAAGCGATGTTACAGCAGTAACGCTTGTTTTTAAATTATCTAATTCAAGAACAATATTTGTTATAGACGATTACAACAAAGAAGATGAGGGTTGGGCGGACAACGCTATCGAAACAATTGAATTTAATAATTCAAAAGTTTATAAAATATTAGATGAAAGTCAATATTTTAGAAATTATGATAACGTTCCAATAAAAGCGGGAGGCCAATTTCAAATAGGTAATAGACTTGCTTTTTATGATTATACCGAAGGGCGAAATATAGTTGATTCAGAAGGAAACAAAGTAAAACAACTTTTCACTACCGAGTTTATTTCAAAAGAAATTATATCAAAAGAAATATCAGTAGCTAATCAATCAGTAACTTACACTTATGAATCACCTAGTGTAACTTTACCAAAAGGCAAAGTAATTTTAAGTTTATCGGGTATTGACTTAAAAAAGGGTTCTGTTGTTTATATAAATTTTGATATTTTAAGCAATGAACAAGATATTAACTTCGTATCTACTTTTCAATATGTTCTTGACGTAGATTATGCTAATGTTTCTGCTTTAATATCAAGTTCAGGTTTTATAGAATCGTTGGCGCAATTCAATGATTATTTTCAAAATAACGGAGGGGTGGTTTTGCCTGACGGTTATATAGACCCATATACATACGTTAAAGGGTTTGAAATTACTGCATCGGGGAGTAATATGATTATAACATTTCCTATTGTAATGTATGAAATAGCAGACCCTCCACCACCAAATATATTTTTATACGACTATTTTAGTAATTCAGACACTTCTGCTTCTTTTAGGAATATAGCGGTATCTACCTCTATGAAATCTAATAGAGATTATGAGGTTTGTCTTTTTTACATTGACCCACAAGGGCGAGAAACAACTGCGCAAACAAGCAAAACAAATACCGTATATATTCCAAATCAGAATAGTATAACTCAAAATATAATAAAAGTATCTATCCCTGATTATCAAAACGCGCCTGAAGGATTTGAAAGATATAAATTTGGAGTAAAACAAAGCAGAAGTCATTACGAACAAATATTTGCAAATATATTTTTTGTTGATGGTGATTTTGTTTGGATAAAACTAGACGGAGAAAATAAAAATAAAGTAAAAGAAAACGATGTCTTAATCGTAAAGAAAGACGGTCGTGGGGTTTTATCAGAAATTAAAACTTTAAAAGTTTTAGAAGTAAAAGACCAACCAAAAGACTTTATTGTGAATAATCGTGACCCAAGAGGGGTTCTTATTGTTGAACCCGCGGGCTTGTATATGAAAGTACGTCCCAATGATGTAGAAATGAAATACAATACGGATGAGTTTCAAAGATACACAGATGTAGAAACAGACGCGTCTGCCGATATTGATTTGAGATTTGGCGGATTGAAACGTTATAATGAAGACACTGCATCTTATGAAGATATACCTTTAAGACAAGGCTCTACTGTAAATATTAAAATAAACCTAAATCCTATTGGCGGAGGAACGCCAACTACATTAGATAAAACATGGAATATACAAAATGATTACAATTCATTTGAAGATTTTTGGACATCTGTGGCTGTTCCTTCTTTGCCTTTTTATACAGGAAATTCAAATCAATTTACATGGAATAATTTTGTTTTTGAAGATGATGCGGTTGGAAATAGATTTTTTAGAGTATATCCACCAGATGCAGGAGGATTATTAGTTAGGGCTGATGGAGCGTTAAATATAAGAAGCGTAGATGGCTATTTTATATTTGAAACAGAACCAATAGATGTAACTGACGATATATTCTATAAAACACCTGAAACATACACTATTAATAACGGAAAGCACGAAATGGTTGACCATTATTTAACAGATACTTTTAATTGTATTTGTTTTGGTAATGGTGCTGAAAGTTATCAAATTAAAGACGGTTTTAACACCAAAGAATTAGCTATTGATTACGGTCAATTAATAAAAACAACCGATGAATATAAGCAGATAAGACGATATGCCGATGTAACTTATAGCGAAGTTTACCAAGAAAGCACAAATACAAATAAACTAAACGAGTTCAATTTATTCAATCAAAATTATAAAGATGATATAGAAAAGGCTTTTGGTAAAATTGTTTGGGCGAGAGGCTTTGAAACAAATATTGATATTATTCAAGAAGATAAATATTCTGTAATTTATTATGGGAAAGACTTTTTGTACAAT